GTGGGATCGTTAGGGAGGAAGACGTGATCTACTACACGAACCGACAGAGAGTCTACAGGACCCCTCTCCTGGATCAGCCCCTGGTCCTTCGTTATGAAGGATCCCAGACTTACCCCAGGTTGGAGTCCCCGCCTTTCGGAAACTCAATCCGCCTTTACAAGCTGATTGAGGACTTCCAAGGCAAAATGCGTGGATCTGATGGCTTTTGGCCAAACGGAGACACGTATCAGGAAACTCTCGATGCGCGACAACTAAAAGTCACGCAGCCATGGAGCCAGCTGGAAGACAACGGCATTTACACCGCCTACGTCACCCCAGATAACTGGTTACCCCCTCTGGCCAGTTCAGTGATCATGAGCTTTCCGTTTTGTTCGGATGAATCCTGGTATGAGTTTGCGGGCAGAGCCTTTAACAGCTTTGCTACGCAGATTCCCGCTGAGGTTGGCATTGCCAACTTTACGTGGGAACTTCGCGAGATCGGGAGTTTAATCCCTAAGCTCGAGAAGAACATGCAGGAGAGCTTGTCAGGAGGTTTTCTGAATTTCTCATTCGGCTGGAAGCCGTTTTTGGGAGATCTCCAGAAACTGTCGGGTCTGTTTGCTTCGGTCACGGGGAGGATTGAAACCCTCAAACGAACCTACGGCAAGAAGACCAGGCTCGGTTTATTTGAGCGCGACGCCATTCCAATGACGTCCGTCCAGAGAGCCGGGTACGACCACTATGTCCACGTTGGTGGGCATCTTTCATTCCTGTACGAGCTAACTAGTTACGGAGTCTCCTTGAGAGCTGGTGGGTATTTATTCCATCGCCTCAAAGAGCTTGACTCCGTGTACGGTTACATCCGGGCGCTGATTGTGGCCCTCGGTCTAGACAATCCGCTGAAGACGGTCTGGAATGCTATTCCTTATTCGTTTGTGGCGGACTGGTTTACCGGTTTAGGGGGCCATCTGGATAAACTGTCGATCAACCCTTTCAAGGGTGATTGGCAGGTTTCCGACTTTTCTACTTCGGCTCACGCCGTTGCGGATTGGAAGGTTACCCAGATTTCGTATGACGGCAGTCTACTGACTGGCGTTCGAGACAGAATTGTTCTCGGAACCATACGATGCAAGAAGTACGGAAGGCTATCTCGTCTCCCGGTGCCGGCTTCAGCCTTTTATGGCTTGTCGGTACCGTCGCCGCAGCAGCTGTTGCTGACCGAGGCTATGCTCGCACAGACATAGCTTCACTACACCGCTAAGTTGGCGGTATGTGCACTTATGAGGAACAACCATGACCATTTCCAATCCAATCGTCGTCGACGACGCGTCGGGCGATGATGTTACCTTCAACCGGATTGGTGGAGACACCAGTTCGAGTCGGTTCATCGACGTCACTTCTACTTTGGCTGAGCCCAATCTCATTGAGATTAAGCATCAGACTAGTGGGAGTGGCGGTTCGGCCGTTGACCGTCATTTGGTGTCTAACAAACACACGATAGCGGCCACGCCGGCCCCCGTATCCTTGGTCGTGAATTTCACGATTCAGGTCCCGAGGAATGCAGCTGTGACCAACCAACACGTGTATGATGCATGTGCAAACATCATCGACTTTGTGTCTGCTGGTGGGCTTGCTACCCTTACCACGACTGCCATCGATGGCCTCTTACGAGGCGAGACCTAAGCTAGGTCTCACGTTGTTCCTGAGGAGATGGTCTTGGTTTACTTGGAAGGACTACCTAATTGGCAATCCCGAAGAGCCAAGTCCAGTTTTATCTGGAACTCATATCCTCTTTAGTACGAGACGATCCACTCTCGCTTGAGAGTAAAAAGCACCTTCTGGCTGACCTGAAGACACTTGTGTCTAGGACTGACCAGGAAGGGCTCTCGTTCCTGACTAAGACTTTGCCCAAATTGGGCAAGGCACTGGACCAGGGGCTTCTGAGCTCTCGGTTCGTTCGACCTTTGGAGTTTGGAAACTCCGCGAAGTCGGCAGTTATGCCTGCATTCCTACAGGTATACTTTAACCGGGTCTTTAACTCAGATGGTGTTCTCCTGGCGGAGGCTGACCCAGCTGCTGTGAAGCACCTGAGGCAGATCCTCTTCTTTGCGTACAAGCTCGAAACTCCCTATTCCGAGGAACAGGAAACTCGGGTCGTGGAAGCCTTTAAACAGGCTGAGATGGAGTTAGAGATGGGCGGCGATCCATATACAACTCACTTGAGTGAATACGTGGTGTCGCTTACCCGGATAATTTTCAAAGACTTCAACCCGAAGTCTATTATCCCACGCCATGGCCCAGGAGCGGTGGCCACCGGTGAACGCCTCGAAGAGAAATGGACCTTTAGAAGGCTTTACTCTTCGATTCACCGCGTGTACCCCTACTACGAATATTTCGTAGTGGGTTCCAAGGATCTGCTCGACCGAGTGCGCTGGTACAAGGCTCTGGAGCGCCACGAGAGTGGTACTGCCAAGGTCGTACTCGTGCCCAAGGATTCTCGCGGACCCCGCCTCATCTCTTGTGAACCATTGGAATTCCAGTGGATACAGCAGGGTTTGGGGCGGAAGTTGATGAATTATCTGGAAGAGCATTCGCTCACTAAGGGTAACATCAACTTTATCGACCAACAGGTCAATCGCAGGCTCGCGCAAGAGGGATCCGTCTCTCAAGCTTGGGCTACTATTGATCTGAAGGAAGCCAGCGACCGGGTTTCTTTGCATTTGGTTCGTCAGGCCTTTCAAAAGGTCCCTGACTTGCTACGTGCTTTGGAGGCCTGTAGAACGACAGAGACACTTCTACCATCGGGTGAAGTATTGCCCTTAAAGAAGTTTGCTCCAATGGGTTCAGCATTATGCTTCCCAATTGAGGCGTACCTTTTCTGGGCGATTTTAGTCTCTGCGATGCAGATCAAAACAAAACTGCCACTGAAAGTAGTGGGAGAGCGGATCAAGGTCTATGGGGATGATATCATTGTCCCCAACGACTGGGCTCCGCAATGTATGCTCGCACTCGAGCGGTTCGCCCTAAAGGTAAACCGTGACAAGTCGTGCATCACAGGTTCGTTTCGCGAAAGTTGTGGCATGGACGCATTTAAAGGCGTTGATGTCACTCCTTCTCGTCTGCGTAAACTGTGGTCGTCTAAGCCCACTGATGGGATCGCCTTTGCTTCTTACGTCTCTCTTGCCAATCAAATGGTGAGTAAGGGATATCGGGGTACTGCTGCGTTGATGTGGAGAGAGTTAGAGCAGGTCTATGGGCGAATACCCTATGGGACTGCGCGAAGCTCCTTTCCGTGTTACGTAGTGGACGATCCGGAGACCGCCGAGGCTATGAACGCTGAGGTAGGTTTTCGGGTCCGATTCTGCGATCGCTACCAGCGCTTTGAGTTCAAAGTGAAGAGGATCATTTCCCGTAAGGGAACTTCACTACTCGATGGCTGGACACGCCTTCTCCGCGACGTAGTCGTCGGAGGTGGTGATGAACCATCTACTGTCGTTTTTCCGCGCTCGACACAAATAAGGAGCGGATGGTCTGCTGTTTAGGCTCGCCTGATCAGTAGATTGGAGGGGTG